AAGATAAGCTGACTCGCCAAATGAAGACTCAAAATATTCCTCGCGGTAGGTTCGATAATCCCAATTCGTGAATTCGCAAGGATATGTTACGAGCCAGCCGTGATGGTGCCTTCGCATTTTTACGTCTTTTTCTATTTGAGAGATTTGATTTTTATTCATGCGCTGGCTCCTTTTTTTGTTTCTACATTCTTGCAGAAACTTACTAATGGTCAACTTTAACTTTGTTATATAAGACCCAACAATGAGCAGACACTCAATGTTGGGTAGTTGGTGTGGTTTTAGTAGAGTACCTCGTACAGTGTTTTCTCTGCGGGTGTTAGACAACGTTCACAGATTAAATTGCTACCGTCTCTGAAAGCGTCGGCTTTGTGTACGTCTGCTATGAAATTTAAAACTTCTGTTACGCGCAGCCTGGTTCTGGCCAGGGCTAGTGGGTAGGACATATCTTCGTAGATTAGATCTAAGACGTTATTAAGGAACATCTCGCGGAAGCTATCTTTGTGTATGTGGGTTGGTAGGTTGCGCCAGTTGATCTCTGATTCGTAAAAGTTGTTGTAATCGTTCCATATATTGTTGTCGAAAGCTGCCATGTCCATATCAAATCCTTTTTTATTAATGATACATAACATGCCAAAAGCCCACTAAGGAGTAGAGGGTTTATGACTTAGCGAAGTTGTTATCGGTTAACGGATTAGGTAGGTCTGTAGTGGTTCGTGGATAGTTGTTCTTGGTTAGTGGTTATTGTGCCTATGTTAGTGGTTACTAACGTAAATAAATGTTAGTGACTACTAACTTAGGCATAAACAGGTATGGAATTTGGGCAAATGTCGTATCGGTTTATGCCTGTTTATAGATGGCCGAGGGAGTCTGTGCGCAGTTTGAGGGCAAAACGCGCACGGCTCGTGCTTGAATTGTATATGGTTATGCCTGTTTGTGTTAAAAGGTGCACGAGAATGAGTCGAGATGTGTTCAGTTAAGTTGTTGTTTTATATAGTTTAGTTGTTCTTTGTGCTTGGTTTTAATAGATTTGAAAACACAAAGTAAAATTAAGGGTTATGTTTTAAATGCCTATATTTGAAACGTGTTTTTCAAACTGCGCACAGAATGGCGTTTTGCGCACAGAATTAGGTGTTATTCGTTTAGTATCAACGACTTAACTGCGCACAGAGCGGTGATTGTGGTTCGTGAAACTGCGCACAGATCGGTGTAAAGTGCGCACAGATCGTGGAAAACGCGCACAGAATGCTAAAAAACACGTTTATGCTGCTGCCCGAGGGCCAAGAACCACTTTTCTGGGGAAAATGTTGTTTTGTGCATGATCCGAGGGCCGAGAACCACTGACCGAGGTCGTTAGTTGGTTAAGTTAGAGTGTAATTGTAGGTAATTGGGTGCGTCACCCGCTCACCCGCTGCCCCAGGGCAGAGAACCGAGGTTCAAGGTTAGGGGTTGGTGCGTCACCCGCTGGTTGTTGGCACACCGCACACCTGTTGCACACCCGCTAGGCACACCGCACACCCGAGCCGGTTCTTTGGCCATGAGAAAAGCCCAAGCGCTCTCGCGCCTGGGCTTTTCGGTTACGGTTCTTCGCATACGTAGACATCGCTCCAACCTACGTAGTTCAACTTGCATTCGAAGCTTGTGGGAATGTCCTGTGCTTTTACGGGTGATGCCATAGAAGCGTCGATCAGCACAAGGGCGACCATTGAGAACATGAAACAACCAAACAAAGTACTTTTCTTCATGAGTTCTTATCCTTTCTTGGTACGTAGATGACTGTGTAGTCGGAGGGTTTGATGTTTGCGTACCACTTTTCGAACTCTTCGTAGGTAGCGAATCGTGGGCATACAAGACCTTTCGTTCCTTCCATGCATTTCTCCTTACGGGTTGGGGGAATGAGCAGTTTTTGAGGAACCCTCTTACTCAGGAGGTTACACAGAACATGCCAATAGCCCATCCCTGTTAAGGATGGGCTGATTGATTTAGAAGAAGACAGTCGTGAACGTGCGTTGTCCTGTGGCCTCGTCGAAGCCGAACCTAACGAACTCGCATTGGAACACGCCTTCTAGGTAGTAAGCCGCAGCGCCCATTCTTTCTTTGGACTCCGCGATAGCCTCAATCCACTTAGGGTTTAGGACGACGTATGTGCCTCCACCGATCTCAGGGCCGAGGTAGCTTGCTTCGACACTGCCACCGTCGTGCGGGTAGAGGTAAAAATCTGATATCTCTCGATAGTTCGAGTTCATGTATTTCTCCGGTTAATAAATACACAGAACATGCCAATAGCCCATCCTTAACCGGATGGGCTGGTTGACTTAGTTGTCGGTGAATTGAGTTGGCTTGCTAGCGATTATTAAGTCGCTTCTTGATGGCGCATCTTGACGCGCCATCTCTTCTGCGACCTCGTTGTAGAAGCTAGCGAACAACTTACCGAGACCGCGTCCTGTGCGGATGGTCTTGGCTGCGACAAACACGGTGCCTTGTCCTGTGGCCTTGATACCGTTAGCCACTGTGCTTACTGCGTCGGCCTTGGTTATTGTGGGGATTGCTACCTGTGTTGGTAGAACGTCTTGTACCCATCCGTTCTCGTTAGTGAGAACTGCTTTTAACTTACCCATGTCATATCTCCTATGTTGATGACACAGGACATGCCAAAAGCCCATCCCTGTTAAGGATGGGCTATTACGCCTTATTGAGTCTTCCACAACTTATCGCTTTCGAAGTTACGTCTTGCGGACTTTTCCCACTCTTCGTTTGACTTGTATGAGGTGATGAGTGTCCAGTTGATGAACTGGAAGCCAATGTTGCAGGCGAGGAGCGATACAGCTACTAGACCGTATACAACTTGGTTGGCCATGACCTCTTCGATGTTACTGATAGCTGCGATCATGAAGTCTACTGTGATGAATATTACGAACCCACTGACTACAGGAAACGCTGTGAGGCACCAGATCTCTGCGATCTTTTGTAGTGTAGGTTTAGCGAAGACTGACTTGTATTGTGAATTGAACATTGTATTTCCTTTAGGTTATTTACACAGAACATGCCAAAGGACAACGACGGAGGAGTTGTTCGGTTTAATTAAAGAGGACAGTGAGTTAGGAATCTATAGGGACCCCTATTGAAACAAGGTTCCGGTCATATATTTCGAAACAAGGTTCATGATGTAGGAATCGGGGAACGGTGGTGGTTGCAGCATAAGTGGGAGTGTGATGTGTGAGCGATCCACGAACCATTATCCCTAAAAAATTTTCCCATATTTTTCAACCAAGTATGAGTTAGTGGTGCTAACTTTGTCTTGTTACTAGAAGTTAGCGTTGCTAAACTCGCCGGATATAGTTGTAATTATCTTGTTTTGCGCCACGGACATTTAACAATGGCTGAAGATCAGTTGATGCCCCACAGTGAATTCCAATCGCTTAAGCCTTATATGGGTTTAAACGCGAGCGACCTCACTGTCCAAGAAGAAAGGTTCGTTCAACTACTTGTTAGCGGCATGAGTACCGCCGCAGCCGGACGCGCTGCTGGCTACGAAAACCGTAATACCGCACTCAACGTGTCCAGAAAGCCCAAAGTGGCCCAAGCAATCGACTACTTCCGCCGCGAACTCATGGAAGAGGTCAAATTTACGCGCACAAACGCCCACACCATGTACATGGATACGTGGACAAGCTGCGCAAACGCTACCGAAATGAAAAATACTGTGGATTCTTTGGTGAAACTGCACGGACTCTCGACCCCAGAGCCTACAACCACGGTCAATATCCAGATTAACGGCACCAAACAGCTAGAACGCATGACTGACGAAGAGTTATTGAAGCTGGCTGGGCAAGATGCCGACTACCTAGAGCCTAAATGAGCGAATTGTCGCAACAAGTAGAGTGTGCTCGCTGCAAAAACTTGTATCCGGCGCACCTATACAGTGGCACAGACGTTTTATGTGTCTACTGCAACGCCGACGAGCAGAATTCGCTGCCCGTTGCTAAAGAACAGCCGAAGCCTGAGCTAACTCCCGAGGAATTCTCAGCTAAAGACAAGGCTCGGGAAGAACTGGCCATGAGGTTCTTGACCAGGAAGCGGTTACTGCCGTTTGTTGAGCGCTTCAACGCAGATTACACAGCAGGATGGGTGCATAAAGATGTATGTAAACGACTTGAAGATTTTTCTAGGAAAGTTGTGGCGAAAGAGTCGCCTCGACTCATGTTATTCCTACCTCCACGACACGGTAAGTCAACTCTGGCTTCGATTGCATTTCCGGCTTGGCACCTTGGCCGCAATCCAGAGCACGAATTCATATCGTGTTCGTACAGCGGCTCTTTGGCTATGGGATTTAGCCGAAAGGTTCGTGGACTACTTAGAGAGCCTACGTACAAGACTTCGTTCCAAACAAGACTAGACCCAGAGTCGCAATCAGCAGAAGCATGGCTCACTACTGGCGGCGGTGGATTCGTTGCGGCTGGTGTTGGCGGTGGTATTACTGGTAAGGGTGCTCACGTACTGGTGATCGACGACCCCGTAAAGAACCGCGAAGATGCCGAGAGCCAGAACAACAGAGACGCGAACTGGGATTGGTATACCTCTACTGCTTATACGCGCCTAGCCCCAGGCGGCGGTGTATTAGTGATCCTGACCAGATGGCACGACGATGATCTTGCTGGCCGCTTGCTCAAAGCAGGTGCCGAGGGCGGTGACGAATGGGAAGTGGTTCGTTATCCAGCGATAGCTGAAGAGCACGAAAAGTATCGGGAGACCGGACAAGCACTGCACCCAGAACGCTACGATGTAAAAGCGTTAGATAGAATTCGCAAAGCAGTCGGCCCCCGAGATTGGTCGGCACTGTATCAGCAGAACCCTGTAGCAGATGACGGTGACTACTTTACCCGCAGTATGTTGCAGTACTACGACCCCGAAGACGTTGACGAAGATCGTATGCGGTACTACTGCGCGTGGGACTTGGCCATCGGACAACGAGACAGGAACGACTTCTCTGTCGGAGTTGTCGTTGGAGTCGATGAACATGACCGCATGTTTATCATGGACGTTATCCGAGGAAAGTTTGACGGCTTTGAGTTGGTTGAACAGATCCTAGATTTCTACGAGTTGTGGCGACCATCAATCGTGGGCATAGAGCGTGGACATATAGAAATGGCCCTTGGCCCGTTCCTAGAGAAACGTATCCGCGAACGTGGCCTCCATGAAGTTTATATAAAAGATTTAAAAACTGGCAGGCGCGACAAAGAAGCCAGAGCGCGGGCCATCCAAGGTCGTATGCAGCAAGGCATGGTGTTCATGCCCAGGGACGCAGTATTCACCGGCCCACTCGCAGCAGAGTTATTACGTTTCCCTAACGGAGTACACGACGACCAAGTCGATGCCCTCGCGTGGATAGGATTAATGATGTCTGAGTTCGCCACTTTCTTTGAACGACCAACAGTCGAACCTAGCTGGCGCGACGAACTGCGTCACCTTAGCAAAGACCCATCTACCAAATCAGCGATGAGCGCATAACAATATGAAGAAGCCACAGTCCAAGAAAATGTCCCCAGCAGATGAGGAACGTATTGCTTCGATGCAGTGGGACCGTTACGTGCGTGCGCGTGATAACGGCCACCTTGATTACATTGCACTGGCGAAGAAATGTGATGCGTTCTACCAGGGGCAACAGTGGGATGAGTCCGATGCCGCAGCCTTAGACGCTGAAGGCCGTCCAGCCCTAACTATTAATACAGTTTTACCTACCGTTAACACCGTACTCGGTGAACAGTCCACTCGCCGCGCTGACGTACAGTTTAAGCCGCGTCGTGGTGGAGACATGGAGGTTGCGACCACGCTTACTAAGCTGTTCATGCAGATCGCTGACAACAACAAGATGGATTGGGTTGAGCAGCAGGTATTCAGTGACGGGCTGATCATGGATGGTCGCGGGTTCTTCGATGTTCGTATGGACTTCACAGACCACGTTGAAGGTGAGATACGAATCACGGCCAAAGATCCGCTAGACATTCTCATCGACCCAGACGCTAAAGATTACGATCCAAAGACTTGGAACGAGATCATGGAAACTAAGTGGATGACGGTTGATGAGGTCGAGGAACTGTATGGTAAAGAGAAAGCCGAGCAGTTGAGATACATCGCAGAAAACGGGATGACTTATGGACGGGACAGTGTCGAATACCAAGAGACAAGATACGGCGACACAGAATCTAACGACCTCTTTACAACGAGCGGTCCTGTTCAAGAAGACGCATACCGAAATATTAAAGCGTTACGTGTCATCGAGCGCCAGTGCCGCAAAATTGGCAGGGTGGATTGTTTTGTTGATCCTAATACCGGCGATCAGCGCGTTGTCCCCGAAACATGGTCAGAGGCTAAAGCAAAAAAATTCGCTAAAGAATACGGATTAAGCATATACAACAAGGTCAAACGGAAAGTTCGTTGGACAGTAACCTGCGACCAAGTAGTACTGCACGACGATTGGTCACCGTATGAAGACTTCACAATCGTCCCGTTCTTTGCTTACTTCCGTAGAGGTCGCCCATTCGGGATGGTACGTAACCTTATCTCCCCCCAAGAGCAGCTTAATAAAATTGCTTCTCAAGAACTGCACATCGTAAATACCACTGCGAACAGCGGATGGATGGTTGAATCAGGTTCGTTAGTGGGTATGCACCCAGATGACCTTGAGGAACATGGAGCCGAGACAGGCTTAGTTTTGGAGTACAACAGAGGTTCTACTCCCCCAGTTAAGATCCAACCGAACCAGATACCTACAGGTTTAGATCGCATCAGCCAGAAAGCTGCGGCGAACATCAAAGCGATATCCGGTATTAATGATTCGATGTTAGGTACGGACTCTGCCGAAGTTTCTGGAGTAGCTATTCAAGCGAAACAGAATCGCGGCGTAATGATGATCCAAGTGCCGTTAGATAACTTACGCAAGACCCGCCATTACCTAGCCGAGAAAGTACTTAACCTAGTTCAGAGGTTCTATACCGAAGAGCGGATTGTGATGGTCACAAACGAAACAGACCCAATGCAGCCCCGCGAAGAAATGGTCATAAACGAAATGACCCCCGAGGGCCAGATCATTAACGATCTCGCGCTGGGTGAGTATGACGTAATCATTGGTACGCAGCCCGCCCGCGACTCATTCGATGAGATGCAGTTCGCTGAAGCATTGAACTTACGCAATGTCGGTGTAGCCATACCGGATGACGCGATCATCGAATACTCCCACCTAAATAAGAAAGCAGAACTGGCCAAACGCATCCGTATGCAAATGGGAATCGAGATGTCTCCCGAGCAGCAGGAAGCAGCAGAGGCACAGCAACAGGTCGAAATGCAGCAAGTTATGTTGGAGATTGCCAAGTTGGAAGCCGAGGTTGCCAAGTTACAGAGCGAAGCCGCAGTCAACATGGCGAAAGCTCAAGACGTTGGCCAGATAGC